AGAACTTTCCGGTGGTGCTGATACCGGCCAGTTCGGCTTCACGAAGCATGGAACTAGCCACCTTCTTTGGCATCCCGTCCATCCAGTTGCCGTGCAGCCGCCCTTGCATGAACGCACGGTCTGTGCCGCGAGTGCCGGGAGGGCACTGCAAGGCACACATCTCCGCAAATCGCGGATGCTGTCCAGACTCGATCATTCGGACATAGTGAGCCTGCACCTCATAAGAGGCGTGAGCGATGTCCGGCGGCAGGTCGTGAGCATTCATGGGGCTATAGGTTTGTGTCCGGTCAGGGGTTCATTTCTGGCGGAACTTGTGGAGGCGGCTCATTTGGCGGTGGCGGAGCGTCCGGAGGCGGACCCCCACCCGCCCCCTCCGCGCCATCAGGCAGTCCCGGCGGCGTCCCAGCCGGTGGCTGCGGGGGCGGCGGAGGGGGCGGAATGAGGTAGGGTTTCGCGTCAATGTCCAGAGATTCTGCCCAGTCGGTGAGCAGGCTATTCAGCGGGTCTACGATGCCCATCGGCACCAGCCCTTGCAGGATCGGCCCCAGCGTCTGGAGAGCGGCCTGCATCTGCTCGACGCGGGTAGCTTTGTTTGGCTTACGGGCAGAACCGGCCTCGATCCGGTAGTCAAACTCACGGGCAATGACAGACGGGTCGAGCGTGGCAACATGCTGTGCCCATGCCGCCGCTCCCAGCGGGCCAATGACAGGCTCTACGTCCTTCGGCTCCAGCAGCCAGCGGGATGCAAAGGCTTCACGACGGGCGATGAGGCTCATGGCGTCCTCCAGCCGGTTCGCCATGTCGTCCGGCCTGACGCTCAGTTGCTCCGCCTTCACGTTGGCCTCTGTGGCACTACGCATCTGGCTGGAGGTCATGGCGTAGGCGAGTTCTGTCAGGCCCACTCGTTTGTCGAACTGCTGCGCAACGGCTTCCACGATCCTCCAGAGTTCCGGCGTTACCTCTGGCAACTGGAACACACTGATGAGGTCGTTCACGCTGCGGCCAAGCGTCTCACTGATCTCGACCACCTTGAACCCCTTCTCGGAGTTCGCGAGGATTTGATCCTTGATGTCTTGGTCTGCGGCCTTGCTGACGCCAAGCAGCGTTTCGCAACTGGTGGCAACACGCTGGGCAATGAAAGACATGGCAAAGTTCAAGAACCGCAACTCGCCAATACCCGGCTTGATGTGCGAAATCGGCCAGACGTATCCAGGCTTGCGATGGAAGTCGAGGGCCACAAACGGCCAACCATTCGACTCAGCCCAGAATGGGATCGGCCACTGAACGGCCCGAAACAACTCTTCTGGAACCCCAGTCTGCTCGTCGGCCTGCTGCTCCAGCATGGCAGGCGGCATGTTGAGCGGGTGCGGAACGCCTTCGCAGACAACGATGTAGCAGTTGTCTCCCATGCCATCGAACGCACCGACCAGTTCCTGCGGCGTGTCCTTGAGCCGATCACCCAGTCCGGTCTTGCTCCAAATCTTCCAGTACGTCACCAACTCGTTGCTCTTGCCAACGCGGCGACCCTTATACGGGTATTCGTTGTCAGAGAAAATCTGACCATCCAAGTCTTGGTCGATGGGCTTGGCCCCGTCGAGATGACCCTTCAACTGATCCCGATCAAGACCGTACTGGCGAGCCACAACGTCGATGGGATGCACGCACCTGCGGGCACACCACGTAATGTCCTCGATCTCGGTGGCGTCCGGGTCCATCGTGAAGTTGTCGATGCTGTCTGCAAACGACCCAATCACCGACACGCCAGAGCCGGGAGGCGTCACCAACTCCGTCCACCAAACACCCATGCCCTTGATGATCGCTTCATCCACAACCCGGCGGCTGTGGGTCTTGAGGTCGCATTGGTTTGGCGTGTAGTTCAAGTACCGCTCCATCAGCAGAGCGACGGTCTTGCGAACGTCCGACTTCTTGACCGTCTCCTGCGCAGCCTGCTGGTATGCCATCATCGACTGATCGTCCATCACCCCGACCACTTCTGGGGTGACGAACGGATAGCGAGCAGGCGTGACGGTACGCACCGGGTTGCGGTGGTAGATCACGCTGCCAAACAACTTGACGGCCTCAAACACACGGTTGCACTGCATCCGAAACGCGGGCGGGGCAATCGCACGGCTGTACCCTTGCTCGTGGCGAGCGTAGGTGTCCTTCCAAAACCAGTTGTGCGGGCCGTCAAAGAACGACATCGCCTCACGAGCATCCTCCGAAAAAGGACGCTTGTGCTTTAGCGATAGTTCGATCTTCTTGAGCCACCCTGACGAAATGGTTCGCAGGGCGTCTTCACCGGTTCTAGGTTGGCTTTCCACCGTTCTGCTTCCTCGCTATGGACAACTGCTCCGTTGCGGCGGCAATCTGAGCCATCATGCCGTCGAGCTTTTTCAACTGCGCCGTCTGCGGTGCGTACTCCCAGCACCCACACTGACGCCACTCCGCGTTCTCTTGCAGGCCCGGATCGTCTCGGTGGCGAACGCTCGGCTTCTCTTGGAATCCAGTGTTGGGGCTGAACACCAGCACGCTGACTGTGAGCACGCCGGGACGCTGGCACACCCACCCCATCGTCGGCTCAACGCACGAGAGAGGATCGTGATACCAATAGACGCAATCGCCAATCAGCACTTTCGGCGGACTAAAGGAGTCGGCCTGCATACTTTGCTCCTGACTGTGGGCCTAAGAAAACGAAGTTGTCGGATTCAGCGGACAGACGCTTTTCACGCTTCCGCATCCACTCGACGTACCAGGGGTCAACACCGGCCTCTTTTTTAGGCTTGTGGTATCGAGGTCGATAGGCACACAAATACTCAAGACACTGGCAGGCGTGGACTTCCCCTCTGGTATTGGGAACGTCCGTGACGATGTAACTACCACCCACCAACTGGGTCTTTTTCTTGTAGCGTTTCAGTTCCCGCTCTAGGTCGGGGCAGGAGTGTCGCAGCACCCGGAGGGTCGGGGTTCCCTGCGGTCTGATGTGCAGGTAGTTCTGGACTGCCGACATGCGGGCCTGCACGTCGTCACAGCCCGCCAGAAAACTGTGCCCGGTTGTCTCGCTGGCAACCCCGTTAATCTTGAGTTGTTCGGTGTACAGTTCCACCGGCAATCGGCCAGACCCGATTTCCCGGATGCGACCACCGTGCATGTCAATAAGAAAAGCGTAAAAACTTTGCCCCCTGCACTTCTGTGCCATCTTCTCCCCAAAGATGATGGCGTTGCAGTTGCGGATATAGAGTTGGTCGTAGATGAGCAGCATGGACTCATCCGGCGGCACTGCCCCAAACAGCACCGACGTGACGGCGTGTCCCGGATCAATCACCGCATAGCGAGTCCAGTCATCCGGGACTACGTTCTGCTCCAGTTCGCTGCGGTCATACCCATGAACGTGCATGGCAAACGTGGGGTAGCACAGGATCGAGTCGGAGATGAACTCGCCCTCGCTACGCATTCGCAGCACGTCTTCGCCCAGTGCCGCCCACCCCTCGATACGCTTCTGCTTCTCTTGGTCGTCAATGTGCGGATTGTCGAGGAATCGCAACTGAAAGCGAACGATAGACGGGTTCTCGACGCCTTCCTCCGCCAACTTGTCGGCACGCTCTGACAGGCCAAGCAATGCGTCGTTCTTGGAGTGCGGCATGGCCGACCAAGCAAACACGCCCTTCAAGTCGGATAGACGAGCCTGCATCTCAGGAACCCACGCATCACCGTTATTAACGTCCTCGTCAATGTGGACACGAGATGCCTTAAAACCTTGCGGGGCTTCGCCCTCAGACGAGAAGAAGTAAATCTGCCACCCGTTCGTCAGTTCGCACGACTGGATGTAGCGTGCGGACTTGAGAATCCACGACTTCTTCTTCACGAGTCGTGGCGGGATGAGCGGAGGGGCGGGCTTGGCATCCTTCTCGCGGTGCGAGTCGGTCGCCGGGTTATAAGCCCGCCATTCCCCAGTGGATTCGTCACGGATCATCTTGAACGCACCCGCCATGAAGAGCAGCGGGTATACGGTCAGGCCGATGTGCTTCCAGTCCTTGCCGACCACCACAAGGACGCCGTCCTTTTCGGGATACTTGCCATGCGGGTCTTTGCCGCACACAGCCCTAGCGTCTTCCACGAACGTGCAGAGACTCTTGCCGGAACGATTGCCGCCCAGCACCAGAATCTCACTCGCTCGGCACTTGTGGACTTCCTCCTGCTGCTGCGTGGGCCGGTAGAGCTTCAAGGCTTCGATGCGGCGGTTCGCCAGTTCCGCCTGCATCTCCTTCAACTCGTCCCTCTGGAACGTGCCCAACCGCTTGACCGAAGGCAGAGGCGAAATCGCTTGGGGTTTGCGGCGTGACTTCGACATCAATCAGTCTCCCTTCAAAACTCACGGCGATCCTTCGGAGGCGAGCGTCCAGTTCTGCCTCGATCTCGTCATCACTCCACTGAGCCAGCGGCTTCTTGGCCCCGCCCAGTTCGGTGTTCTTGGTGACGAGCCGCATGATGCCTTCCAGCATCTTCGTGCGGTGCGACCCACCCGGAGGCGAGTCGAAGTATTGCTTGACCATCATGGCGGCAAACCCAGACGAGCCGCCGAAGTAGTCCATCAGTCGCTCCAGCAGTTCACTGGAGTGGGGGATGTTCTCTCCGCCACGAGATGCACTGCCGAGAAACGTGCTGACAGCACCGTCCTCGATAGCCTTCATGTCGGAGGCTTGCTGCTTCTTCTTCTTGCCGCGATTGGCCTTTGCACGGCAGACAAGGCAGCGGACATCCCATTGCCCGTCCTTCCTCTTGCGGAAGTGATCTGGTGTCTCTGGTGAGACTTGGCCGCAGTCGGTGCAGGTGCGGTCGCTCATGTCAGCAGTTCCATGCGCGCCTCGCCTTCCTTAATCGGCTGTCCGGGTCGGCGGCGGCTTCGGGCCACATCTTCATTTGCCCCGCACTGCGAGCACAGAAGGAATCCCGTCGAGATCCGCCTTCCGGCTGCGGCGGCTTGAGGTTGGCGTCGTTCGCCCGGTTGTAGGACGCACGCCCAGCGGCGTTCAGCCCGCCATCCGGGTCTTGGCCCTCCTTGCGGGTCCACACTTCGGATCGCAGTTTGCGAATGGTGTCACTCATCGGTCTGCTTGTGGCACCGACGTAATCATCGGAGCCATGCCATCCTTTGGGGTTGGGATATTGCCAGCACCAACTTCACGGCGGACCTTGAAGTCCTCCAGTTCGGGGAAGTCGAGCAGACCGGCCTTATGCAACTGCTGCATGATGGCGTTGCGATCCGGCTGGTCGAACTGACCCATCGGAGAAGGTTGATTTGTCAGCGGCATAGAAGGAAGCCCCTATCCAAGCGAAAGGCCGCAGGCGGGCATCCTGTCCCCCCTGCGGCCAAGTCGCAACAACTATGACGAGAATCAGAAGCCCGCAGTCGTGCGGACGAGGACTCGACCCGTAGCGGTAGCACTGGTTTCAAGGGCGTAACCGACCAGCGTCGTGGTCCCAGCCGTGTGTGCCGCCGCTTCGCCAGCAGTAGCGGAGGTGCCGTAAGCAGCGCCCGCACTGACGGAAGTAGTGGACTTGACGACCGTCGAGGGGCCACGAGTCACCAGCCAGAACACCTCTTTGTCTGCAACGCCAGAAGAGGGCAGGTACTCGTCCACAACGCCCACCAGACCGTTTGCAGCAGGCGTTGCGTTGGTGGTGGTTGCCGTAGCATCCACTTCGCCAAGAATGCCGCCACTAAACTGCCCGCTCGTGGCCGCAGCCTTGAACTTCACGACCGTTCCGGGAAGCAGGGCACCGCCACTCACGTTCTTGACAGCCACGCACTCGACCGGCCGGTTGCTGTACAACTGGCCGGTCTTTGGGTTTTCGTCACGGAACTCCTTCCGCGTGCCGATCACCGTCGAGCCATCACCGTTCTCGGCTTCGTACAACTTGACCGTAACGCCAAGCGTCTGGCCTCGACCGAAACCGGGATCAGAAGTCTGCGTACTCATCGTTTGGGACTCTCCTTGCTATTGCTCTTGGGTGATGGGTCAGGCGAGGGCCGCGAACTTCACAAAGTTGCGAGGACTCTTCATCTTGATGTTGGCGAGGCACGACACCGAGTACCTATACGCGGAAAGTTCCTCGTTATAGAACGGTCCCTCTGCTTCCAGGAGCTGGCCGGTCATCACCTTCATCTCCATGTTCCCGATAGAGAGGGCATAGCCCACGCCGCTCGGGCAACCGTAGTCACTCGCCACCTCGATGCCGTCGATCTCGACGGTGTCGAAGCCGTAGGACTTCAGACCGTTCGTCTTGGTGACGATGGCACGCTCACGGGCATCGAGCCGGTTAAGGAACTCAACGTACATGGCTCTGTCGAGCAGAATCATGTCGATTTGATTTTCCTTAGTATCATTCCGCTTTGCGTGGTTGACCGAGAGGCGAATAGCCTCGATGCAGTTCTGCCGCCACGTCAGCAGGTTGGTCGAAGCAGCCGTACCGAAGTAGGTGCTGGTGTAGTTACAGACGAGGGGCGACCAGTAGTCGTACTCCGAATCGACCGGCACTGCGGGCCACGAACCACTGGACGACAACTGCGAGCCAGCGTAGGCACCCAGAGCCGTGTTGAGGCCCGCGTAGGTGTCAAGAGGCCAGCCGAATGGGTCGGCGGCTCGTGCCGTCGATTCGCGAGCGCCGGTAGATACGTTCACCGTGCCACCGGTGCCGAACATCGACTCCAGACCGTGCCACCGGTTCTCGTTGCCACTGGCCTCGCCGTCGATGAAGACTTCCTTGCTCAGGTGCTGCTCGATGCTTTCGCGAAGACGATTGCTCATCTTCCCGGCAACGTCGATCAGTTGCGCCTGACCCCTGTTTTCCAGCATTTCCCGCTTTGAAATTTGATCCTGCACGCTGTAGCCGCGATACGGGAGGTTGGCACGCTGCCAGAGCGCGGAACGACTGAAGATTCGCGGCGACTCGCCTGTGTAAGTAGAAACGGGGACGTTCCTATAGCGCACCTGCCAGTCAAAACCGCGACCTCCTTGATTCATCGCGACGTTGCCGTTGGCCTGCAAGGCAGCGAACACTTTGTACCGACGAAAGGTCGTTTGCTCTTCCTCCTTCAAATGCAGGGTCAGAGTAGTGCCGATAGAACGAGCCCAATCTACTGACGAAGCCATGTGCTACCTTTCGTCTTTCAGGTGATTCCGTCTCGGGCCAACTGCTTGGCGAGACGCTGTTCAAAAGTCAACGGTGCTTGCGGTGATCGCGGGTCGTCGCTTCCCGCACTCCTGCTTGGATTGCGAGACGCTTCCCGTCTTAAGAACTCTATGTCCCTCTCGGCCTTAGTTGGCGCAGTGGGTGTTGCAGTTTGTGCAACAACTGGGGCGGCAGGAGCAACAGCGGCAGGTGCCGTTTGCTGCGGTAATCCAGCCTCAAACGCACTTCTCTGCGACTGATCCGCACCCATCGAGCGCAACTTGTCGAGCAGGTCACGCTCGATCATTTTCGTTGCGTATTCCCACCGCCGTTCAGCACTCTGGATGCCCATGCCAGCGGCTTCGTCAATGTACCGCTGGGCTGCAAGACCCTCTTCGGTGGGCTGACCATTCTGGTCATACAGCCAGTCCTTGTTCTCCTGCTCAAGGCTGGAGACGTACTGGTGCTGCTGCACTTCAGAGAACTGCGACTGCACGATCTGCTGTGCCTGCTGCTGGGCGATCTCTTGGATCATCGGCCCCAACGCTTCAGCCGGATTGGTCAGGAACTTCTGGGCAAAGTCAGCCTTGTACTTCTGGTATTCGTACAGGGCGTGCTTGGCGTCGAGCGGTGCTTCCTGCGAGATCACCTCGCGACCGTTCTCGTCACGGACGAGGTACTGCTTGAAGGACTCCCGAATCTCTGGAGGGTTCCACCACTTCTTCACTGCCTCTTCGGCGGCGGGCTGCTCGGCGGGTCGCTCTTGTTTGGCGGGTTCTCGCTGGGAGGCAAGGTATCGCTCAAAGGGCTCCCGGTGCTGGAGGTACTGCTGGGCGTATGGGATGTACTGCTGGTACTGGGCGAGAGCAGTTGTTGCTGCTTTCTCTCGTTCCATTGAGGCATAGAGGCGGCGAGCAATCGCCACATCATCCTGCCCGCGAAACTCATCGAGATTCTTGAAGGCGTCCCATACCGACTGCGGCTGCGATGCAGCGGGAGCCTGCGACGGTGCGGATGGTGCAGATGCACTGGAGTCCACCGCTTCGGGTGCGGAACTGGTATCCGGAGCGGAACCTACGGATTCATCAACTTCTGCGACGGCTGCTTCGTCAGACATCCTTGCCTCTATTGATTCGTGGCCTAGCGGTACGGGTACGGAACATGCACCCGCAGACCCAAGCCGTTGTATGCCTCGTTGTCGGCTCTCGATACCCCGTCGTCGTTCCTAAGTTTGTCGTACAGTTGGGTTCGGGCATCGCGGGACGCCTGTACTTCCTCCTCACTCTTCTGCGGAACCTCACCAGACCAGTTACCAAAGAGGTATTGTTGCGGCGAACGCGGGGCTGCTCCTCCTGCGGCATTGGCAAGGGTGTGACCTATCCCCTGCTCGACGCCCATGTCCTTTGCGGCGTCTACGCCACGACTCTTGACGAGATTGGTCAACAGCGGACGCATCCACCCGCCACCTGCAACCTTTGCCCCCTTCGCGACAGTGCCTACTGCCCCTGCTGCCAGCCCGCCAACCGGGACTACGGCTGTAGGGTCAAGCCAACTGGTGGCAAAGTCCAATGTGTCATTGACGACGCCGGGAGGGACGAAGGATTTCCCCAAGTTCTGCTTAGTCCACCTAGCCCAACGCTGATCCGTGCTGGGAACGTCGGCCTTTCCGACCAGTTCTTGCAGTTCACTCAGCCGAATAGCCCGATCCATGCCGCTGGCGCTCGACGGCAGGTCACCAATCGGGGTCATTGAGTTAGGGCGGTAGCGATTGATTGCCAGCCGCTTGGCCTGCGCGGCCTGCCATGCCTCTTCGCCAGTGTCTGCCTCTCCAGATCCGCCCATGCGGACGCGATCCGGGATCACCTCTGAGAAGTTGAGGTAGTTTCCAGTCGTGGTGTCGGGATTGGTGGTGGCATTAAGGAGCCCCATCAGCAAACCAGACTGCGACTGGTAGTTGGGGTCTGCCATCCCGTTTCGGGAGGTGGGCTGGAAGTTGCTCTTGTCCCAGTAGTGCAGAGCCTCGTCCCGGTAGGTGTCTCGCGTGGGCACATTGCCAAAAGTGCCGCCAGCCGCACGGGCTGCTTGGTTAGTTGCCGTATCCACCTGCGGGGTGTTGTTCGCTTGGTACATTGCCTTCAAGAAGTCAATGTCGCGCCCGGCGTTTTGCTGGTATTGGTAGGTGTTTGGGTCGATCAGGTAGGCCGATTGCTCCCAGCGTTCCTGCTTTTCCCTGTCGGTCTTGCCCTTTGCGGCGTATGCACCTCGCGCCTGCCCGCGTTCTTGCGGGTTGGCCCACATGCCCGGTGCCAGAGGCGTGTCGCGCTCCAGCATTCCGTTGTTGATTGCCTCGATCTGTGCATCGAGAGGCATGGACGGGTCGAGTTTGTGGCGGGCATAGATGTCCTTGAGGATCATCTGTGCCCTAATCTCCTTGGGGTCGGCCATTAGCGGTTCTCCCTCAAGCCATCGAGAAGCCCTTGCTGACTAGATGCGGCACCGACCCCAAGCGGTGCCAGCACCGCCGGAACTTGCGTCATGCGGGTGAACATGATTCGCTTGGACTCCGGAGGCAGTGCGTCGTAGGTGTTGAACTGCGTGTGCGTCATCGACGGACGCTCATGCGGCGACGACAAGTCCTCAAAGTGCTGGCGATTGGTGCGATACCAGTCCCACGCCTTCTCCGCCTCCTCTGGGGTGGTAACGTCTTGGCCTGTGTGGTGGGCGTATCTCCTGCGCACCTCCGCCACACGAGGGTCTAGCTCGACTCGACGCATTACGTACCGCTCGCTGCCCACCAGAGGGCGAAGCGCTCGCTCTGCGTCCGCCCGCATGTCGGCAAACGGGGACTTCTCGTAGATCAGAGCCAGCGACGGATTGTTCTGTAGCGTGATGCTGCCTTCCGGCGTGCTGTCGAATCTCTCTCGTCTGTTTCCGGCGCGTTGCACCTGCACGAGCGTGGGGTCGTCCGGCGCATCCTGACCGTGCAGCATCAGGTGATGCGTCATCTCATGCTCAAGCGTGGCGTTTCGGGCTTTGGTGGCATCCAGCATTGCCGGATTCATCTTCACGCCCCCTGCCCCATAGGTGCCGCGAGGACTGTCGAACTTGTTCAGTTCCAGATTGACGGCAACCCGTGACGGTGCATCCACTGCGTCGGGCGACCACTGTCCATACGCTGGCGAGTTGGAGTGCGGGTATACAACGCCGTACTTCTTGAGTGCCTGCTGAGAGTTCTCCACAGCCCCGTCAAAACCACCCGGAGTGTTTTCGTACCACCGAGAAAGCACGTCGCGTGGCGTCAACTTTACGCTGCGTTCTCCCGGCTCTCCGCCCTTTAGGATGCGGAATGCCTTGTCGGCAGAGGAGCTTGGCGGGTCGTAACCGAGCGGTGGCCGTTCGATACCAAGACTGTCGTCCAGAAGCCCCTCGACATCTGTAGACAGGCGTCCAGATTTCCTTACCTTCTCTGCCAACTCCGCAAGTCGCTGGGGCGAGACTGCGGGGGAAGCCTTTTGAGAGGCTTTCACGCCCCGAGCAATCAAGTCGCCAATGCCCATGCCATTCTCCCTTTATGGGATTTATGGCCGGGAAATCAGGCTATCGGGCCAGCCAATACAGGCCGATATTCGCGATGGCATACCCAAAGTACGCAATGCCCATACCGGGATTCCCGCGAAAGAACTGCTCCGCTGAGACGTAGGCGTAGATGCAGCCAGTCAGGGCTATGAGGTGGCTACTCATATTGGAATGTGTTCGCTTTTCGTCGCTTTTGACATACGTTCGCGGCTTATGTCGCTGGCGGCGACCCTATCCGATGCGCTATAGGAAATACACGGGTCTAGTTATCCATTAGTTCTCACTTCAGCCGCTCCAGCAGGGCGCGGAGTGTGGCGGCTTGCTTGTCGCTCCAATCGTCGCCAATCCTGACAGAGGCATAGATGCAGTTCTCAATCGCCTCCCGCTCCTCGTCGGTGAGGGCGTGTTGGCCGGAAAGGCCATCAATGATTTTCTCGCGATCCGCGTCTGTCACCCACAGCATGACGCTGTACGGTGCCTCATCACGCGGAGGTGCAGGAAGACGCATCCAGTGAGTTGGCCTGCCTGACTCATTCCAGCGCAGGCCGGGTTGAGATTCATCGTCGATCTCTCGCCACGCCATGCCGTATGCGGCGTTTCCCCAGTGCTGGTCTGCATCGCGGAATCCCAGCACGGCCCCGCCCTTTTCGGGCAGGGATTCTTCAACAGAAATCCACATCGAAAGTAATGTCCTCATTTCGTCCTCTCCAGTAGTGCGCGGAGCGTAGCGGCTGCGCTGTCTGCGCGAATGTATTTCATTTGGTTGATCGCAAACTTCAGAGAATCCCGTTCCTCGTCGGTGAGTGTCAAGTTTTGCTGCGACGAATCTGGACAAGGCCCCGTCGCCCAGAGCGTTTTTCGCCACTCGGCCATCTGGTCGTCGAAGTCGCTCACCTTGCGCCTCCAAGCCGCTCCAGTAGGCCCCGCATCGCGTCGGCCATTTCCTCATGTCGCTTGATATGCTCCGGCCCTTCCGCGAACATTCCGATTGCCAGCCAGACGGCTTCCCACTCATCGGCGGTGAGCGCGGGCTGCGGTGGATGAACCAGCGGGCCTCCTGCACCGCCTGACAAGGACGCCCGCAATGACTCTCGCTGCTCGTCTGTGAGCGTCACGTTTATTTGCGACGGAACTTGACATTGTGTTTTAGTCACTTCGTTCTCTCTAGTAGGTTGCGCAGCGTGTCAACGCGATCAAACTCTTCGCAGTTTCCAGCGAGTTCTTCCGCCCACTCCACCGCCTCCCGCTCCTCGTCGGTGAGCGTGGGCTGAAAAATCCTCGCAATCCTCCGCGCCGCAAGCCTCGCCCTGTCTTCGGCGTAACTGTTGCCGCCCTGCCACTTCTTTGTGGTGCCCTCGCGATACCACCGCATGGCGCAGTGGACGATTTCGGCACCCCGCTCCAGTTGGGATTCCCCGTGAGAACCAGCGGATGCAGGAGACATCGCCTTGTCGTCCTGCGGTGTAGTTTCGTCACTCATGCGATGCTCCTGATCCTGCGTGTTCTG